ACACAATATGGCGAAGATACTTGAAGACCTGCAGGAACAATGATTATTCCTCTTGAGTTTTTGACTTCTTCTGTTTCATAATGATGTATTCCATTATAGATTCGATTATAAGTATCTTCTTGCGTGTCACCTACCTGAGAATATTTGTCAAAAATATATCTATCAAATGCATTTTGAGTCATAGGCCATTCAGACTGAATATTAACGATGTTATTTGATAGAAGAACAACCCAGTCTAATGTTGACTCTCCGTAAACTTGAAAGGCAACGTTGTCTGGTCTATCATCTCCAATAATTTTATACTTAGTAAAGAATGCAAGATTATCTAAAATGTCTTCACGTAGTTTTCCTTTTTTGAATAAATTTTTTACAGTAGCATATTCCTGCAATTTGGAATCAGGAAGTCTATTTGGGTATTCAAAGTTTGGTACTTGTCTGAAATAAGGATTTGGCATTTTAGTAACCTATTGATGCATCGTTGTCTTGTGGGTAATCATCATTAAAGATTGGTTCTAATTCTTGGAACTGCATAGTGATTTGATAAGAAACCATTGCACCATCTTTAAATGTTGCATATTGTCCTTCTGGAGTGTAGTCAACAGAAAAGTTTGTTAATGCACACTCTTTAAATTTATTTAAGTATTTGTGATCTTCATTTAAGTGCTTATATGTCAACTGAAATGTGTATGGGGCTTTTAAGAATAACTGTGCTTGAGTTCTTTGTGGAGTCATCCCCTGTTTAAAAAATCTAATTATCTGTCTTATTTGATCTGTTTCTGCCTTTCCTCTGCTACTTAGTTTATATGTAAATGAAAACTGTCTCAGTTGTGGAGAAGTGAATAGCAACTCCATATTTGGATTTTCAATTACACCTAAAGTTCTTGATAATAGGTTTTCAGTTTGCATTGCAGATTCTAATATTTTATTCATGATAAATGACTGGACAGATTTTATATTAGATCCAACTGCTCCCACTTTTTCTCCGGCAACGCCTGCAGCTTTTTCTCCACCACCAGTTATAAATGCTTGCCCCAAATCAACACCTGCTGTTTGTAGGGGTGTCATTTTACTATCTGACCAACTTACTCCGTTTGAGTCTGATATTCCTGCTGGTATTGGGAGATAGACAGAACCAATTACTCTTGTATCTGTTTTTGACCTCGAACCAAAACCACTCAAAGAGGAAGAATCTAGTGGTTTTGGTTCGTATTTAAGCATTTCAATTTTAAGAACATCCTGTTTTTCATATTTTAATGTTTCAGGATAATGTAAGTTTGTGGGAAATGAAGATCTTGTATTTTCTGCGGTTGTTTTTGCATCTGCTTCTACCTTTGCTTGATCTTCTGCACTTACTCCACTCTTACCTTCGTCATCATTTTCTGGTTTATTAGACGCATTTGGTGAAAATAAAGAACTTGATTTTGCAGTTGCTTGTTCTGGTGTTCCTCCTGCAGCAATGACACCTACCTCTGTTGCTTTTTGTGCCTGTGTGCTAATTGTTGCTAGGTTTGATGTTTGAGAAAGTGCTGTTATTTCTGTATCAGTTAAATTTCCATCAATAATAGCATTTTCATCTGGAGTAAAAGATTTTGTAGATGGGTTATATGTTCCCAAGGGAGTAAACTGATTAAATGCCCCTTGTCTAAAAATCTGAGTTACACCTGTATTTTCATCGACAACTGGCGAAAGAATACCACCAACTCCAGTTAGTAAAAATGTATTTTTACCAGGTTCTCCGTATGACATTGACAGATGGTTTTTATTTATTTAGACGGAACTTTCCATACTGAAGACTGATTAACTCATCAAGCTCATTATATTTGACAACGTGAAGTTTTCCTATGACTTCTTCCCAGGTATATTGTCTTCCTTGTCTCCAATGAAAATTAATACCTTTAAATCCCCATCTCTCTAAAGAAGTGCAAGCAATTAATGGATGCTGATCATATTCAATATCAGGTGTTTTTGGACTGTATAAAAATGTATAAAACTTTCCTGGTTCTGGATACAAAACTTCCTCTTTGAATATATCCATAATCAGCAACATAATATCTTCTGGATCAGTTGCACCGGTCTCTTCAACTCTTTTCAGAAGTTCTTTTGTTCTTGCTGTTCCTGTTCCTACATACTGACCAAAACCTTCTGCCATTAACGTATACCCAACTCGTCTTCGGTAATAATTTTAAAATCTATCATTCTATCTTCAGCAAACTCTTTTGCAGCTTTCCACTTCGCTTGATTTACTGCATATGTTCTACATTCGTGAAGATATGATTTAGTTACTCTTGACTTTTGTTTTGGTGGCACGGTTTGTTTTTTTGGTTTTACTTCTATAATGTATGTTTTAATTCTTCCAGTACTCTCCTTTACTTTTATAATGAAGTCTGGGTAGTATCTATGTACACGATTATCCACTGGGGATAGGTAAGGAATATAAAATTCTTCACTTCCCCATTCAATTATATTTTCATTCAAGTCACACCACGTACAAAATCTTCTTTCCCAACTACTCCTACAAATAATATTGTTAGGATCTCCTTTGTATTTTTTTGGATATGATGGTTTGTATTTGCTTTTAATACTTTCTGCCATTATCCTTATACATAATATAACGGGTCAAAAAGTATTTATAGATGCCTAAACCAGCATTTAAATCTGTATCTGATATTACAAGTGCTCTTTTACAGCCAGCACTAACGTCTCATTTTTTGGTAGAAATAAACACGTCAGCACTTGATGCGGAATTTACAAATTTTTTGAATAGTAATGGTGTAAATTACAATCAAGAAAATTTAAATTTGATGTGTAGTGAAGCATCATTGCCGGGTTCTTCACTAGCCACTTTAGAAATTACCAGCGACTTTACTGGTGTAACTGAAAGACATGCATATAGAAGAATATATGATGATAGAGTTGATCTAACATTTTATGTTGATGCTACAAATCATATGCCAATCAGATTTTTTGAATCGTGGATTAAATATATTGTTGATGAAAGTATATCTGAGCAAAGTGATAAAGGTGCTGGCAGCATTGATCCTAATTATTTTTATCGTGTTAGATATCCAGAAGAATATAATAAAGCAAGTGTAACTATAACTAAGTTTGAAAGAACATCTACAAAGTCAGTAAATACTACTAATTATGAATCCAGTTATGGAAATTATACTGGCAATCCATTAGTCTATCAATTTGTAAATTGTTATCCAATATCCATTTCATCCATGCCAGTTTCTTATGATTCTTCTTCTTTATTGAAATGTTCAGTATCAATGACATATGTTAGATATGTGTTATTTAAAGATGATAATATAGTTGGATCTTCTGGTTCTACCCCTACGCAACAAGCAATTTTTAATACTTCCAGTATACCTGGATTGGATTATGGAAATTATACCACGACTGGTGGGGTTAGTTTACCCGCAGCATCATCTTCAGGAAATACTGTTCAAACTGCTTTCTCTGGAGTTACATTACTATAACAACCATCTAAATAATCACACTGAAACACTTTATAGGACATTATGCCTTTACCAAAAATTGCTACACCAACTTATGAACTTGAATTGCCATCAACAGGAGAGACAATTCAATATAGACCTTTTCTAGTTAAGGAAGAAAAACTTCTTGTAATTGCTTTGGAGAGTGAAGACACAAAGCAAATTACAACATCAATTAAAACAGTTATTAAAAATTGCATTTTAACAAAGGGAATTAAAGTAGAGGATCTTCCTACCTTTGATATCGAATACTTATTCCTTAATATTCGCGGAAAATCTGTAGGTGAAGTTATTGATGTCAATATTATTTGTCCAGATGATGAAGAGACTCAAGTAACTGTCAAAATTAATCTTGATGATATTAAGGTTCAAAAGAATGAAGAGCATTCTAATAGAATTAAGTTAGATAATTCTATTATGATGGAAATGAAGTATCCATCACTTGAACAGTTTATCAAAAATAATTTCGACTTCTCTGATAAAAATGCAATGGATCAATCATTTGAATTGATTGGTTCTTGTATTGATAAGATTTTTACGGAAGATGAAGTGTGGGTGACATCTGATGTTTCTAAAAAAGAACTAACTGAATTTTTGGAGTCTATGAACTCTTCTCAGTTTAAAGACATTGAGAAGTTCTTTGAGACGATGCCTAAACTTTCTCATAAAATTGTAGTTAGAAATCCAAAAACCTCTGTTGAAAGTGAAGTTGTCCTTGAGGGCTTGGCATCTTTTTTCGCATAGCCTTGGTCCATATGGACCTTGTGAGTTACTTCAAACTTAATTTTGCTTTGATGCAGTACCATAAATATTCATTATGGGAGATTGAAAATATGATTCCTTGGGAAAGGGATATCTATGTTGAACTACTTAAGCAACATATTGAGGAAGAAGAAACAAAACAAAAACAACAGATGAGTAATGCCAACTTCTAAAGCACTCTCTCCATCTAAATTTTTTGGAGAAGAAAGATACCAAAAATATTTGGATGAAATTACAAATCAAGGAACGATTGAGGGTGAGAAATTAACACCTCAAGAAAGGAAAGAGGCTTTTAAAAGAAGAGGCAATAAAATTGATTTTGAAAAGTTTGTTAATAATGTTTTAGCAAAGAAGAAGAATTTGCAGGTGAATGGTGTAAATAGAGCACTTCCTGGTGGAGGTGCTTTAGTTAAGTCTCCAGCATCTTCAATTCAAAAGTTTATAAGTAAACCACAATCAGAAGATCAAAATAAAATTTTAGTTAAAATTAGTGATATTCTTTCGTCTATCTTAGATGCCTTAAGAT